TCTATAGATAACATCTGGAAACATAAGCGGCGAGATCTCTCGACTTCGATACTTAGCCACCTGTCTATAAGGCATTTGAGTTACATCGAATATAGATATGGCAGAATAGTCACCACCTACTCCTTCGGATACGTCAAACACACAAACGTAAAGCCTACGAGGATCTGGTGCTTCATAATAATCTAATCCAAACTTATCTTTGTTTGGTTGTGTCCAAGCAAGTTCACGCAGTTTCATAGGATGAATGAGGGTGCTTGTGGAACCAATGAACTCGCACTCAAACTCTTGACGGAACTGTTCTTCGCTGGTGTTAGCGATAGTTTGGCGTCTCCAATTCTCGTCACGCCCAGGAACATCGTTCCACAGAATCTCAATTGGTTTATATTCACTACGACCTTCAATAGCATCCGTCCACATCTTGAAGAAGTGATTCATACCATTAGGCGTAGATACGATAATGATCTTGGTTGTTTTACCAGATGAAATCGTAGGATACGTAGAAGCAAAGAACGCATCAGCAAGATTACGCTGCACGAACGCGAACTCGTCGAGGAAGATTAGGTTGAACGATCCACCACGGATGGCGCTGGATGACGTAGCAGCAGCAAGAACCTTTGAACCATTCTCTAGCTCAATGTTACCTTTATTCCAAGTGACTACGCCTTGCTGCAACCACTTGGGTAGATATTCATAAGCGAGTTGGAGTTTAGCTAACAGGTCACGAGCGAGCGCGCCCTTGTTCGCGAGGATGGCTACGTTCTGCTGATCCGTAAACAGAATCAGATGCAGAATGTATGCAATAGATGTGGTAGACTTACCAACCTGACGTGGGAGCTTACAGATACTAAAACGATTCTCTTGGAATGTCTTAAGCATCTTAGCTTGGAAATCCCACATCTTAAATGGCATAAGACCATGATCGACGTTGACGATCTTGATATAGTTGCGTGCGAAATACTCAACGTCTTTCGCACATTTCATATACTCTTCGACTTGCTCTACTGTATATTGATGAACAACGCCTGCAGCTTTTAGATTAGGATTACCAAGATATGTTTTTACAGTCATTTTCTACCATTGATCAAAGCCTGCAACTCAGCAGCACTACCCACGAAGATTGAGTTATTTACGTTCTGCGGACCAGTATCTTTTGGGTCGTCGCTTTTCTTCAAATCTTTCAGTTTCTTTTGGATGTCGAGTAGATCCTTATTAGCGTCAACCAACGTCTTGATAAGACCACCGACGACTTCGAAGGCTCTTGGATGCTCTGAGGTTTTGGCAACCAGCAGAGCTTCTTCAAGAGCGTCGTTCCCTTTGTGAATAATGTTGTGTAGATTGTTGCGAGCAGTCGCAAAGTCATCGTCCACATCTGAGCTTACCTCCACGGGTGGCAACGTCTCTACCATTGGAGGAGAAGCTGGCAGGTTTAATGCGTTTTCTACGCTGATTTCAAAGTTTGTTTTGCTCATGTTACTATAGGCTCATCTTCATTTGTTTTAGGATTATACTTCTTACCATCCGTGAAGAAGAATGTGTTAGAGCAGAATCCATAATCATCGGTTGCTTCAATTTGTGTATAAGGAATAGACTGCGCACTATCAGTTGTCGGGCTACCATTAGCAAGCAATCCAGGCTGAACAACGATACGCGAGCTGCGCCCCGTGCGCGCGATATCTTCTGCGGTGATTCTATTTGAAGTATTTCCAACAACAACACCGAAATCAATTTGCGAACGTTTGATGATACCCTGACGACGAACTGGACCGTAGAAGTATCCTTTTACAGTGAAATCAAACGTGTAGATAAGCGCACGACGAGTATTGAAATCACCTTCGTATGTGTCTTCAACCGAAACTGTATTCAGAATAGTAGGAACATCTTGGACCAAACTCATTTCTGGAATGAGCTTAACCTGATTAGTCCACTCTGGTCCAAAGTAAGGAACGATCTGCTCCATAATCTGTGCGCCATCGTCAGCATTGCGAACATAGGCATATAGGTTGAAGTTCATGTCGTATGGAACAGGCATATAAGTGAAATCGAGCTTATTCTTGTCATCAACAACTTTCACGTTGCGCGATGTTCCAGCCAAACGACGTTGGCCATCATAAGCAAGAGTTGTCATCTCAAATCCCATGCGTGGAAGCTGGATAGCAACTTGCTGGTCGAGATTAGGATCTTGCGTAATACGAACAAGGAACTTTTCTTTTGGTCCGTATGCAAGCGGAACAGTAATAGATTTTAACGATACGCCAGTTGCGTCTAAACGGCGAACAACGATATCGTTGAACATGTTACCAAACATGATAACATATTTACGAATAGACTGATGATAAAACTGTGATCCGAACATTAGAACCTATCAATTTCTGAGAATGGGTTGCGCTCGCTGAAGTCTAGATAATCAATAGATCCAGTGAAGAACACTTCGTTATTGGCTGTTGTAACCTGCGTTTCGACACGATATTCTTGCAGCATATATCCACCATCTTCAGCAAGAATATTTGTCCCATCTTGATTCTGAATCTGGTAGTTAAGGATATCTTGGCTATAACGAGTTTCGATAGAGTCGATTGCTGTGTTACCAGTATTGATATCGAGAGCACCCATACGATCTACGAGTTCGCATGTTAGCTCATATGTGTATAGCTTGCCGTGCTGATAGAAAACGTTTTCGTGTTCAACGAACTTGATTTCATACAGCTTGTTGTTCAGCGGGAAGTAAATGAAGTCACCTTCAAACGGACGAGGCGAAAGAGTTTGATAACCTTCTATTCCGCCAGATTCCAAACGAAGAGCGTTTGAACTTCCCCAAGCATTCGTGTTTGCGCTTTCGATCTGAATGTTGTAACCAACTTCAGTCAACAGCTTTTCGTTTGAGATTTGCTCCCAACGCTTACGAGCCATAACAAATGTGATCTGGTCACGGATTTCCAAATTGAACTTGGAAAGGAAATCACCTTCACCTTCAAACTGCTGTGTGTTCTTGATATACATTTCGATATCAATAGCATCGTTGAACTGCGATAGCGGATCTTCACCGAGTAGAGCGTCTGGTCCAACAAGAGTGCGCGGCATATACTTCACGTCAAGACCATAAATCTTGATTGATTCAATAATCAAGTCTTCAGCAGTATCCTGCTCGCGACCATATGTGAACGGACGGAAGTATTTGTTCGTTGCCATTGTTATCCAATCATGTCTGTAACAGGCAAGCTGTAACCCGTGATTACTTCGTCATCGAGCTTATTGATTTCTTCGTTTGCTTCTTCCCAAATCTTCTGACCATTGAACGTAACACCGCCAGGCAGATTCATACCTTCGAACTTCTTGAGGTTCTCACCCCACTGCAACTTGACAAGCGCAGTCGTATACTTTCTCAACCACGGATCGTTCCAAACGTCTGGGTTTTCTTCTGGGCTAACTTCACGATAACCTTCGATCATGATAAACTGACCAGCGAGAACATCGTCATCCCAGTTCATGTCGATATACAGCTTATCGGTATTGCGGTTGTAACGGATAGGTTTCTTACCGACGAACACTTCTTCAAGGAACTCGATATGACGCATCGCAACAACGTATGGTGTTACCGATACGCTGGAAATATTGAACAGTTCGTTGAGGTGGAGTTGATAACGGATGTTGAACAGATTCATTGCACCGAATGAATCGTTGATATCGAATACACGAGTTACACCCACAAAATCTTCTGGGAGAACAACATATCGATTGGTGATATCGGTTGGCGTTAGCTGGTGTGGATAGTATACATGCTGCATACCATCAAAGTGATAGTCGCGGAACTTGAGTAGGGCGTCGTCGATACGATCCTCAACCTGCTCGTTATCTACGTTGATGTCAATAACGGGAGCGCCAAGGCGGCGTAGGACGTATTCCTTAAACAGTTGACGAGATGTAATAGTAGCCATAGACGGAACTCCTGTGATTCCGCCTATTTATATCTTATATCCAAATACCTCTTCAAAACTCTGATTTCTAACCTTATCTAGGGTTTTGGTCATATTGACGAAGAAATGATAGTTACAATCCCTTCGCTCTATAAGTTGCTTTCTAAGCGCCCGTAGTTCAGCAACATAAAGGGAAAAGAACTCGTCGGGCATCTTTGAAATAGCGTTGTCTATCTCAAGGATAGCCTTAGCTCTTAGATCTACGTTCAAATTAGCATAGTCGAGCGATGCGGGAATTCTAGCAACATGAGCATTGAACTTGGTTAACTTTGCGTTCAAGTTTTTATAGTTTTTGACCTCGATAAAGAAGTCAGCCAGAGACGATACATCTAGAATGCTATAGGCGGTTATTGTTGAGTGAATACTAGCAGTTATCGGTAGTTCTAAGAACTTGAAGATATTTGATCTAACTGTTTCCCATTCGGTCCCATATCTTTGATACTCTGCGGTTTTCCCTACAGCATCAATGCTCATCTTTAATGTGACATGTTTGAACTTGCTGAGTTTTTCAATAAAAACTGGATTATACACACTACAGTTCGTATAGATACGCAATTCAATATTTTCATTTCTATCGTTGGCAATCAAGTGGTCGAGCAAATCATAGTATCGTTTCATGAGCATTGGTTCGCCGCCAGTAAGATAGAGCGATTTCAATTCCAAAGAAACGTCTAGTATTTCTTGCCAATTTTCTTCGCTCATATCTTTGTTTGTATTTGGCTGATAGAATTTTGATAGTTCTGGGTGTTGCTCTATCTCTCGTTCGAGCTTGACGCTATCAGTAGGATTACACATCCTACAAGCAAAGTTACATAGATTGCTTTCGCGTAGTTCTAAATGTTTCGTTGATTGTGCAGCTATAGCATTCTCAAATGTAAAAAACTTTACGAAATGTTTTCTTATACTCACCAATCCTTGTTTTTCTTTGATCCAGCAAGAGTTGCAGCGATCTGGCTTTTTACCCTCAAGAAACTCTTGCTTGAGCGAAGCTAACCAGTCGCTTTCGAAATACTCTTTGGGTTTCATTTGGAGAGTGCCCATAGTGCAACATGGGCTAACCGAGTCGCTGTGGTAGTATAGACCGACCCAAGGAGCTGGACAGAAGTTATTTGCTTGTTGCACGATACACGCCATCCCAATCTGCTGGAAGGTTGGCGTTGCGAAGTTCTTCGATACGCTCTTCCATCATTGCATAATATTCGTTTAGTTCGCCTTTGAATGCGTTGCGTAGAACTTTGATATACTTCAGAGCTTGATCCCAATCCTGATAACGATAGTATCTGATGAAATCAGCATGAGTCTTTAGATATGTTTTATCTACCCCTGTCCCGTTGACGATCGTGTATATCTTGACACCTTTTGTTTTACCTTTAACAGCGATACAATCAAGCTCTGCTAGTGGGTATGCTCCGTCAAGCAGTTCTGCTGTGCGCTCACCAATGATAATACGAACGTGATATGGTTTACTCTGTCCCTCTAACCGCGAAGCCAAGTTGACAGCATCACCCAAGCAGGTATAATCAAATCTTTGATCGGAACCCATATTGCCAACGACAACACTACCAGAATTGACGCCGAGACCCATACCAAAAGGAGGAACTCCTTCAGGTGCGATAGAAGCGTTGAAAGCATCGAGATCATCGAGCATAGCCAAGCCGGTTTTAACTGCATTTCTTGCATGCTCCCTATCGTCTAGTGGTGCGTTCCAGAATGCCATCTGTGCGTCACCGATATACTTGTCGAGTGTTCCGTTGTTATCAAGGATCTTCTTAGTCATCGCTGTCATGTAGCGATTCATGATCTGTGTTAATCCCTGAACGTCGCTTCCATAATGCTCAGAAATAGAAGTAAACCCACGAACATCAGTAAACATGATTGAGAGTTCACGAGTTTCTCCTCCTAGGCGTAGCAGCTCAGGATTCTTTTGTAGTTTCTCTACAAGAGCTGGCGAAAGATAAGTCCCAAACTGCTTTTTGATTTGCAGCTTTAGTCTATTTTCTCTAGCGAAGTTATTATATGTCAGGTGAGAAAATATTGCGGCGCAACTAAATAAAATGTAGCTGGGATCCCACAGCTGCAAGTAATTT